TCGCGCCAGTGCAAGCCATTTGCCATTGCATTTGAAACTCGTATTTTGCTGGCGATGCGTTTGCGGATATTGTCGCCAGATGCGTTGAAGTGTTTGGGCACTTGATTTCAATCAAACCATCCGGGCTAACCAGCCCATCCGGGCTTGCGCCCGCGTTTTCTATTATGGAATGGGGAACGAAGCCGACCTCCCAGACAAGGTTGCCGGTGCTTACCTCATAAGCGTGACGAGCATCCTTTTCGACGTTCGTTCCCCAATCCATGGCGCGGGAAGTGTATCTAACAATTTCTTCTCCACGCCGTTCCTTCAAAAGCTCCCGCATATATTTGGCGCGAGAAGCCTTGTAGCCCGACTTGATATGTGGCGCGATAATATCGGCGATGCGGGAAGCCGTGACTTTCCCGCGCCGAATTGCAAACCACTCATCGGATCGCTGTTCCATTATTCAGATTCGTTTTTATCGGCTTCGCTGGCAATTTCCTTCAACGATTGAATTTTATCAGCCGTCAAAAGAGAACGCTTTTCTCCGCTCAATCCGCTCCAAAACGAACGGAGTTTATCGGACCCTTCGTTAGCCGCATGACGCGCCGCGTTATAAAGTTCCTCGGCTTCAGCGTCGGATCGCTGTCTAACAACGCGGGGCGCGTTCTTTTCAACCGCCGCATTGCCATCGTCATCGTCGGTTGCAATGCACAAAACTGCGCTCATGCCGTAGCGGCGAGCATATGTGATTGCGCTGCCAATGCCATGCGCGTCTTGCTTTGAAACGGGCATGTTGAGGGTTTCTGATATAAACTCGCCGGACTTGTGCATGATGATTGTTTCGACTTCGACGTGCGAAGAATGGGCACGAGGAAGCTGAACGATTGAAAGACCATGCTTGGAAAGCGGTTCCCGAATCACGGTCCTGATAGCCGCCAGATCGGCGTACTTCGATTTGAAGTGAGGATTGAGGCTGCCCTTCATGGCATCCTGTATCTCGCCTTGCGCCGCTGACAGAGCTGTGGCGATTTCTCCAATTGTATCAGACATTTTCATATGAACGTTTCCCTTGCTAAACTGTCAACATGTGGTATACTAATCACGTTGATCGCGTATGTCAACCCGGCGTTGACGCATTTAGCATAAAAATTTGGAGACGGCGATATGCCCCAGACGAAAGAGCGACCTGACATTCTGGTGAGGGTTTTTAAGGCGGCGGGCAATGCGCGCAAACTTTCAATCGCTCTTGGTCTGACACGTCAAGCTCTCAGCCGGTGGAAGCGGGTGCCAGCCGTTCATGTCATTGCGGTGGCGCAAATCTCTGGCATCGAACCGAAGGAAATTAGGCCGGATGTTTTCAGGGATTAAACGATACCGGGGATCGTTTTCGGCTTTGGAAATCATAGACCTGTTCGATCAGGGTTTGGACACAGCCGAAATTGCAAATTGGCTCTTGGTTCCCGAAGCCGACATCTACAATGTGCTTTCGATGGCGAAAGCCGTCAAAAAGGCTTTTTATGATAAAAATCGAATTGACGTTTCCGCCCTCGGTGAACCGCCTCTGGAGAACGACCAAGGGCGGTAAGATGTATATTTCAAAACAATACGCTAATTGGAAGTCAGAATGTCAATGGCTGATAAAATCTCAAACCAAAAATGCCAAGATTCTCGGTCCCTATAAATTAACTCTCCTTGTGGTGGCGCCCGATAAGCGTCATAGAGACATAGATAATTTATTTAAGGCCATAAATGACATTTTGCAGTTGACAGGCGTTGTCGAGAATGACAAATTCTGTCACTGGATAGAAGGCAGATGGGTCAAAAATGGTAATCCATGCACCGTGATTATCGAGGGAATTAGTCAAAGTGGCGAACAAAATATCCCTTGATGAGCAGGTTGCCGCCGTTGAAAGAGCGGTAATGAACCATAGGGCTCATGTCCAAAATCTGAAACGATTAGTGGAGAAAAAACAAAGGCCAGAGAATGAACTTTTAATGGCTCAAGGTTGGTTCCCGGAGCACGAAGCCGCTTTGGCAACCATGAAATGGGTACGTGAAAATAAAGAACTTCTGAAGCAAGTAGCTGGGAGAAAAAGAAATGACGGATGAAAGCACAAAGTCGCCTAAAGAATTGAAGATAGATCACTTCAATAATCTCATGGGTAGTCTTGGCATGTCTAAGGCGGATGTTGCAAAATACCTTGGGATTAAAATCCGAACGGTCTACAGATATCTTGCAGGGGAAACAAGCATTCCTCATGCGGTTTTGTTAGCTCTCACTTTGACTTTGCCGAAAGAGTGAGTTAGGCTAAAAAATAAAGCCCGCCAGATTGGGCGTCCGGCGGGCTTCTTAACACGCGGTTGCAGCGCGTATTAAAGGCGACAAAATGGGTTTTACCCTATTTCGTTTTTTTACGCAATGGCCGCCGGACAAAGGCGGACGATATGTCATTCCAATGCATGGCTTGGGCCATCGAACAAAAGCTTCCCACATATGAAAAATTCGTTCTCATCATGTTGGCTAACTACGCCGACGAGAAAAATAGCTGTTGGCCGTCCATAGACACGATTGCCGAGAACACCGGGCTATCGAAATCAACGGTTTTGAGGACCGTCAAATCCCTATCTGAAAAAGGTTACTTGAAGGTTGGCAAGCGGCGGGTTCAAAGCCGTGGGTTCAACTCAAATTTCTACACCTTGCCAGCCGTGATGACGGGCAAAATTTCTAGGATAAAACTGTTCAATGAGGCCCCCGTCGACGAGTGGGCGGATGCTTAGTTGTCATATGATAATTAAAATCAATAGGTGTCCCACAGACACCCGTATAGGTGTCCCACAGACACCTACATAGGTGTCCCACAGACACACTAACCTATCAGTAGAACCTATCACATGAACCTAAGAGTCACACCAAGAGGAAGATATATAATCCTAGTAGGATACTAATATCCGCGCGAGGGCAATTTGTCACTCGACCATCAAGGAAACGAAAATGGAACTCCGAGACTATCAAATCGACATGATTAAAAAACTCCGGGAGTCGTTCAGGGCTGGGCATACGCGGCCTGTCGTTCAGGCCCCGACTGGCAGCGGCAAGACGATTGCGGCGGCGGCTATCGTCCAGATGGCGAGGGACAAGGGCAAGCGGGTGATGTTTTGCGTTCCGGCCATCAGCTTGATCGACCAGACGGTTGACAAGTTTTTCCGCAACGGGATTTACGACATTGGCGTGATCCAAGCGAACCATCCCATGACCGACTTTCGCCAGCCGGTTCAGGTCTGTTCGGTTCAGACATTGGCGCGACGAACAATCCCGATGTCGGATATTGTCATAGTTGACGAAGCCCACATGCGCTTCAAGCTGTTCGATGAATGGTTCAATCGTCCCGAATGGCTGAAGGTTCCGTTTGTCGGATTGACAGCAACGCCATGGGCGAAGGGCATGGGCAAGCTCTGGGATGATTTGGTTATCGGGACAACGACCGAGGAACTTATCCAGCGCGGCCATTTGTCGGATTTCAAGGTTTTTGCCCCGGCGCATCCTGACCTGTCTGGCGTGAAAACCGTTCGCGGCGATTACGATGTCAACCAGTTGGGCAATACGATGAACCAATCGCAGCTCGTGGCTGACATTGTGTCAACGTGGCTTGAAAAGGGCGAGAACCGTCCGACGTTGTGTTTCGCGGTTGACCGGCTTCACGCCAAGCACATCCAACAGCAATTCGAGGCGGCTGGCGTCAGGACCGGGTACGTTGACGCCTTCACGTCGCTGGAGGATCGGAAATTCGTGGAAAAGCAATTCACGGATGGCGATATTCAGATCGTCTGCAACGTGGGCGTTTTGACAACCGGCATCGACTGGGATGTTCGCTGCATCATTTTGGCGCGGCCAACACGCAGCGAAATCCTTTACACGCAAATCATCGGGCGGGGCTTGAGGCCCGCGCCGGGAAAAGACCTATGTTTGGTCCTCGATCACAGTGACACAACGTCACGTTTAGGATTTGTCACAGACATTCACCACGACGCGCTTGATGACGGGACAAAGCCGCTCGCCAATGCCGTTCCCCGTGAAAAGCTCCCGAAGGAATGCCCCAAGTGCGCTTTCCTGCGACCACCGAAAGTTACAAAATGCCCATCATGCGGGTTTGTGCCGGAGCCGAAATCGCAGATTTTCACGGCTGAAGGCGAATTGTCGGAATTGACACGCGACAAGCAGGTCAAGAAAACCGAATACAACGTGCATGACAAGCAGCGATTTTACAGCGAATTGCTGTTATATGCCCACCAGCGCGGCTACAAGGAAGGGTTCGCCTATTGGGCATACCGGGATAAATTCGGGGTCGGGCCTCACAATTCGTTTTTGAAGGTTTTGGCGCATGAGATAACCCCAGCGACGGCGGCTTGGATCAGGCACCGAAATATCGCCAAGGCCAAGGCTCGGGAAAAGGCGGCGGCTTCCGTGAATCAGTCGGGGACAGTCCGATGACCGAAGCTCACGACATGGCGCGGGGCTATTGGCGCGACATCCTGCCCAAGTTTGGGG